GCAAAGTGGGAAGCAGCAAGAGAGTATTGTAAAGATCGTATGTGGGAGTTCAAGGTTCTAACAGAGAAAGAACTTGGTATTAAGTAATGGCAAACAGACCAACAGATACTGATACTAACAGAAATAGAATCCGTGAAATAAGCGATAATATCATCGGAATCAAAGATCCAGATGATATTATGATTGAGTTGCTTGGTGCTTTAACTGAAGGACCAAAAGTTCCCCAACCAGGAAAGATCTATGTTTTTGTATATAATGCAAAAACCCCACAGTTAAGATACGATCAGAACCCGTTTGTGGCAGTGACTGATGTCTTTCCTTGGGGTTTTCGTGGTATCAACTTTCATTGGGGTGAACAACGCCAGTACACTTGGACTGAAGTTGCTGGTGGGTTGTATGAAGTCTACCCATCGGAAGTGAAAGACTTGCAGATGATACCTTTTGCTAATTTCAAGCTAAATACCTAAAAACCGTCCGTAATGGCAAATCAAGAGGATAATTCAGAACTAACTAGTTGGCAAAATTATGCCAATGGAAGATCTTACTTTACTGTTGACACTGGCGGTGCTTTGGATGGAATGGTCAATAAACTAATGGCTGGTCCTGAACCAACTACTTTTACATATCCTATGGATATGATGAAAGAAAAGACTGATCATCTTCACATCAGGATTTTTCAAAAAATAAGATCAGAGGATGTATTTGGATTTGCAAATGTACAAAAACTAGGGGAAAAAGAAGCATTTACGTTTAATAAGGATGATTTCTTAAAAATAAAACCATTTACTGATCAATTTAATGCTTCTAAAGGTAATGAAGAACTAGAAAAAACTCTTAGACATATATTCTTACCCATTCCACAACAAGTAAGTGATGCTATTTCGGTGGCGTATGCAGAGGACACATTAAATCCACTCCAAGCTGCTGGTCTAAAAGCAGTTGCTCAAGGAATAGAAGATCCAACAAAGTTGCTGGCAGCATCCAAAACCGCAACTGATGCATTAATGGATCAATTAGACTCAGGAACTGTTAATGCATTAAAAGCTGCTTTATCTGGAAAAGCACTCAATGCTTTTGGTGCAAATGTAAGTTCCACTGGAGTCATTGGAAGAGCAACTGGACAGATCTTACAATCAAACCTTGAACTCTTGTTCAGTGGTGTAACTTTAAGATCGTTTCCATTTGTTTATGACTTTGCTCCAAGAGATCCAAGAGAAGCAGAAGTTGTAAAAGGAATCATTAGAACTTTGAAAAAAGCAATGGCTCCAAAAGGTGGTTCTGTTGAGGGCGGAAGAGAAGCTTTGTTCATTAACTCTCCAGATGTTTTCCAACTTGAGTATAAAACTGGAGATGAAACTCATCCTTTCTTAAATATGTTTAAAGTGTGCGTACTGACAGATATGTCAGTAAACTATACAGCATCTGGAACTTATGCAACTTATGGTGATGGTGCTCCTGTTCATATTCAGGTTCAAATGACCTTCAAAGAAATCAATCCGATTTACGCTGAAGATTATGACAACTTATCAAACGGCGGTATCACAAACGTAGGTTACTAAAATGAGTTACTTTAGAGAACTACCAGATATTGAATATCAGTCTAATCTTTTACATAAGATTTCTTCCAAAGAATTTGTAAGAGTTAAGAATCTTTTTCGTAGAGTAAAGATCTTAGATTCGGTTCAAAATCGTGTTACTTTCTTTACAAAATATGTGATCTTGGAAGGGCAGAGACCTGATACTGTTGCTGAAACTTTTTATGGTGCTTCTGACTTAGATTGGATTGTTGTTTTAACTGCTGGTATTACGAATATCAGAGATCAATGGCCATTATCTAACTACGACTTACACAAGTACGTTCAGAATAAGTATGGAAATACTATGAATGATATTCATCATTATGAAACTATTCAGGTTGTTGATTCAAAAGGTAGATTGATTCTTCCAGCAGGGCAGATTGTAGATGCGAACTTTACAATCCCACCAGCATATAATGCAAGTAGTGGAAACTACTATGTTGGTGTGGGTGCTGAATCTAATGAGAAATATGAAACTGTTTCTGGAAATATCAATCCAGTTGTTGGTGTTTCAAACTGGGAATATGAAGTGATTAAAAATGAAGAGAAGAGAGAAATCTTCTTGATGAAACCAATATATCTACAACAATACTTAAATGAAATGAGAGAGATTATGAACTATGGTGAGAGTACTCAGTACGTTAATAATAAACTAATCCGTACTGAGAACACTCGACTCATCGGTCCATAAGAGTTTTAACTTCTTATCAAACATCATAACGTAACGGTGCTTGCGGGAGCGGTAACGCCATTCTCCCTCAGCACCTTTCATCTTACCTCGTGAATGTTTGGTGCCATCTGCAAAGTAGAAGTCTTTCTTAGATTCTGTAAGACCACAATATTTAAAGTTGCAAGCACGATAAATTGTACCATCGTGAAAATCAGAATCCGCGTAAGAAATGATTGCTGAGACGCTTGTGTCCTTGCGAAACTGTCTAATCGCTTTTGCAACGAACCAAGAAGTAATGTTGTACTCCTGTGACTGCGTATCTGGGTGGATGCAGAGTCTAGAGAGTTCGAAGAGTCCTTGTTGTTCATTTCTTCCAAGACCAAATGCTCCTTGCGCGACTTCTGGAACAGGGAGTCCAGTGAATATAATGACGCCCTGAATACCACCAATATTTAGAGGTGAGAACTCGTTTTTCTTGTATAGACCGTAGTTGTATCCTGATTTGAAACCTTTTGAAATATCCTTCAAATAATGAAACCGCAGAAGTAACTCTGCGGCTTCGGATTTACTTACACGGTCAATGTAGTAATCACTTTTCACTTGAGTAATAAGTTAACGTATGCTGCCACAACCAGAAGTGTAAGGCATATTTGATTGTACTTCATTTACCAAACTTACGATCCATACGAAGTTTAATGTAATACATCCCGATGACCCACAGGGAGAAGAGGAACCCCTCCCCGTAGGACATGGAGTTCCAAGCGTGAACTGCTTCACCCATCACTCTTCAGCAAGTCGTGCGAAGTATGCCAGAGTGTCATCCTCTTCATCATCAGAAGCAGAGGAAACAGTGCGAGTGGGTTGAAGAGTGCTCAACTCATCGCGAAGATTCTCAGTGAGATCGCGGGAAGAACCACGGGTGTACTCTTCTTCTTCACCTTCATCAGGATCTTGATAGCGAGGAGTGCCCTTGTTACCCAGAACATAGTCCAGGCGCTTCTTCAGAGCATCGTAGTCCTTGAACTGATCGGCACCAACAAACTCTTGCAGAGAAGATTGACGCTTCCAGATTGCTTCCATTGCATCATCATCTTCCAGAAGTGCATCGGGGCGAGCAAACTCAGAAGAATCGTAGTTGCGATAACCTGCAACGTTCTTTGCCTTCAGTTTGAAGTTGGCACCTTGCCAGAAATCAAACGGATCAATTGCTTCCTCATCTTCAAACTCAGGTTGCATAGCAGCAGTGAGTTTATCAAAGATCTTCTTGCCGTACTTGTACAGCATCACCTTACCTTCATTCTGAGGGTTGGCAGGGTCTTTCACAACATAGATGTTGCTGATATAAGTCAGTTTACGTTTTTGCTTACGTGCCTGATCTTTACCAGCATCAGTGCCATTGTTCCAGAGCATAGAGTTATGCTCAGAGACGGGATCCTTCTGACCCAGAGTGGTCAGAGAGTTCTCGATGTACCAACCGCCAGGACCTTGGAAGGCGTGAGAGTACAGTTTCACAAAGGGGAGATCTTCACCGTTCGGAGCGGGGAGGAAACGGATAACGGCATAACCATTGCCGCTCTTATCACATTCCAGTTTCCAGAAGCGTTCATCACTTGAACCGCTGCCGTTGTTATTCATTTTTTCGACTTCCTTGACCAGTTTTTGAGTCAGGGAGCCCAGTTTGGATTGCTTTTTAAGGTCTGCGAAAGACATTAGGATTACCTCGGATTTGTTTGGATTTGGGAGATTTACTTGGATAGTATAGCAAGGAAATCATCAGGCGTCAACGTATTTTTTGAGAGCCTCTATGGTTGCATTCATACTATTGAAAAGCATACTCATATCGGTTTCTGGTGGGAAACCCATCAACGCAACAGACTTGCGAAGATTCTCTTTCATCTCAACCGCTTT